GCGGCTGATGAGTGTTCGGAAACCCACGCGCCGATAGTAGTGATTCCCGGAGGGAGGCCACGGCCGCTTCCGCGCGCCGTTCCAGTTCGCCGGACTCGTAAGCCTCCTTCAACTTCTCCTTGAACCACTCGCTCTCTACGACCTGTGCGTAAGGCTCAACCTTTTTGCGCTTGTCCCAGAACTCTCTCTCGTTCTCCTCGAAGGCACGAAGTTTGTTGAGTCGAACCTGAATCTGGTCAGGCTCGTATTCAACCTCCTCCTCCTTCCCTCGGAACTTCAGTTTGAACTTCAGTTTGAGCCGTTCCTCTTTTTCCTCCTCGGTTTCCTCGGGCGGTTCCTCCACGGAAGGCTCTTCCTTCTCCTCCTCGTCGGCTTTTTGCTCCGGTTCTTCCTTGGGTTCCTCGGGTTCGGCTTCCTCCCCCTCCAGTGCCGTCTCCGGGGGAGGAGTTTGCGCATCGTCGGGTTCCGGTTGGTGCTCCGGGTTCACAGCGTTTGTTACATCCACTCCCTCAATGATTACACGTCCATCCTTCGTAATCTCGAAATCCGGCATCTCCTGCTCGGGTTTCGGTTCCTGCTCAGCCATTTTTCTCCTCCATATCGGCCAGTATAGGCTCGACTTGCTTCAACGCCTCGTTCAGTCTTCTGTCCGCGTCTTCAAGACCCTTTCTTGCATCTCCCTTGTATGCGGTGTTGTTGAACCTGTTGAGTGCATCCCTTACGTCGTTGAACCTTTTGATAACTTCCGCAAGTTCTTTCTTTTCCCTTTCCAGTCGTTTTATGTACGGTTCATTCGCCAAGCAAACCTCCCAGGAACGACTTCTTATCCCTGCTCGGGGAGAGAAGTTCGTTCAGTTGCTCTTTCGCAAACACCCCGTTGGAGGCGTAGTATTCCAACGTATTGCGGAATTTGCGGCAAAGAGTTATTAGAAAGTACGCCCTGTCCCTTCCTTCCTTGTCGCTCAGAGGAAGGTTGTCAGCCGCACTGAAGCACTTGTCCTCGAAGTCCGTGAAGAATTTAACCAGAACCGGGCTGGATAGCAGCCGCTGGCAGTCCTCCGCCGCTTGGATTTGTTGTTGCAGCTGCTCCCTGGCCTTCTCCTGCGATTGATCCAATAGTTGCTCCGCCAGCACCGTTACCACCTCCCATCAGGGCGTTCATTGCCATGGCCGCTCCTGCTTCTTGTGGCTGATTGAGAAAGATGTCAGGAAGGAACCGCTCCACGTTCTTGTATCCCATCGCCTTGACCATCTCCCGGACGATGTTGTTGGATACCTTCGGGTCGAGGGCGGGTATGCCTACCTGCATGAGTTGTCCCAGAGTGGCAAGCAACTGCTGCATGTTCACTATGGTCTGCTGCCTGGACGCTTGCCCCATGATGACGTGCAGAACCAGGTCCATGCGTCCTTCAAGGTCATCCGGGGTGATTTCCCAGAACTTGTTTTCCAGTCTCACGTATGTGGAGTTCGACATGAACTTCTTGTTCATGTATACCATTGCCCGGAACAGTTCCCCCATGCCGGTGGCCATCACCTTCGCAATCATCCGTATGCGCTGGGAAGCCTGGTTCAGGGCGCTCATCTGCCCGGAGAACGTCTCGTTGTACTGGTCCCCTACCGACTTGACCGCCTTGGATACCCCGGTTCGCTGCTCCGCAAGCGCGGTTGCATACTCCAGTACGCTGAACGCAACCGGGTTGAACGGCTGTGTAACGAGTTCCGTTATAGCCGTCTTCGGGTCTACCCCTGGGGCCACCCGGATGACCGCTCCGGGGATGTTGTTCAGCAGGTCTGCCTGGTTGACGAGGGTAGGGTCATACACCTTCCGGCTGTTGTTCGCCTGGGCCATGTTGTCCACCATCTGCCGCAGGAGGAACGTGCGTAGCTTCTGGATGTCCTCCACCATCTCGGCAACGGTGATTCCGGAGAACTTGTCGATATCCTCGATGCTGCACAGCTTGATGAAGGGAGGGTACTTGTACTCGTTGATCTCATTGAACAGGATGGTATTGTTTACGAGGTCTATGCGCCTGTTCTCAAGCAGTCCGTCCCCGTCCGTATCGAGCTGCACGTAGCACTCGTACAGGATGAACTCCTTCCTCGCCGGGTCCGTGGAGTGCTCCGTCTCCCTGCTGAGGTTGTCCTGGAGCCACATCTCCGTCTCGGAGTCTGTGATCTCGGAGAGCGCACCTGCCCCCTCTCCGCTTTCCAGAACCTCGTCCACGTTCTTGTATTTTCCTTCCTCCTGCTTACGCTTGAGGAAGTCTGCCGTAACCCGTGTCTTGTGGGCGATAAACGGAGATGTCTTGATGTCTCTCGCGTTCGGGGGCCGAAGGAACTCACCGTCCGGCACGGAGTAGAACCTCGGGCCATCGTACTCAACCACCCTCTCGATGCCTTCCACCGTGTAGGATCCGTACCCGTCCTTGTCGAGTCCGTTGATCTCGTAGGACTCCCCGCTTTCGGTCATCGCCTGTACGAGTTCCGGAGGCACTCCTTCCCACTTCTTGCTCTCGGAGGATACGTCTTTCTCCCAGCAATACTTGATGATGCCTCCCGGCCGGAAGAGGAGTCCCTTCGTCATTGCCTGCCTGAGCGGGATGATGCCGTCCGACTGCCTCCAGAACTGGTACCGGCAGAGTTGCGTCATCGCATTGGCGGAGCCTTCGTCCTCCGGCCCATGAGGTTCAAACTCCGGGATACCGTTCTCCTCGGAGAAGATGTCTTCGAGTGCTGGCTTGATCCACTCAATCGTCTCGAATATGGTGGTATCGACGATTTGCGACCTTCCTGCCACCTCGTTGTCCATCGTTTTCGCACGGTATCTTTTGTAGAGCCGTGCGTTCTCGCTGGACTCCTGGGCGGCCACGTCCTCCGCCCTCTTGATCTCCTCTACGAGAAGGCCCACGATTTCATCGTTTGTTTTACGCATTCACAATACCTCTTTGTTGTATCGGCTCATTCCACCACTTCACATCCCTCTCCGAGTACCCGAACAGGTCGAGAGCTATGTACTGGAGGGCGTCGTGGATATGGGAGTATCTGTTCTTCTCGGGGGTATCGGAGTGGAGTCCGGAGTTTCCCCTCTCCACGTACCGATACCCGCCGGAGAACCCATCGACCAGTCGCCTGCAGCGTGGGTCGATTGTAAGCAGTGCCTTCCCTTTTGCACTTCTGATAAGCCTTCGCTTGACTGCCTCCAGTCTGGGGATTAGTGCGTTGGTAGAGGCACTTCTGACGTTTCTCTTCTTTGTCCTGAGTATATCCATGCACGACTTCTCGTCCGTAGCCATCCTTGCCTTGCCTGAGGGGTCGCCCACATCCCGGAACGTGTATCCTGGGAACTCCCTGTTGCAGAAGTCCACCACGGCATCCCCGAACTCATCTATACCCATATCGTCCGACCACATCTCCCGCAGGATCACCCATCGTCCGTCCGGATGCACCTGTGTAAACACGCAGGCAGGGGTAAGCCCGAAGTCCCAGCCGCAGCAGATATCAATTCCCTGTATCGGGGTGAGCGGTCCTTTGGCGACGTGGAAGTCGAAGTTAAACTCATTGCCGTAGACGGGTTTCCCGGAGAATATGGCCCCCCACTCGCCATGCACATATCGACGAAGCATCTCGGGTCTATCACGATAGTTCTGCTCCAGCTCCTGGTAATACTCTTTGTGCAGATGCGGGTTCTCGTTCGCCCCCTGTCTCCAGTACGCATGGGACGGGAGCGGGTTCATCACGAACGTCTTGTAGATCCAGTGCTCCACGTCACAAGGATTCGTGGTCAGGATGCCCATGAATATGCTTCTATCGCTTCCTGTCGGGTAGGAAAGTCGCCCGTCGAGGACGAGTTTCACATCCATCGGCATTTCCTGGGCCTCGTCCATCCAGTATTGCGTGATTTCCAGCCCGCGGAACTTCTCGATGTCCTCTGCCGTCTCTGCGGAGCGGAAAAGTACCTCCCAGGTACCTCCCAGGGGCAGTTTCATCGTGAAAGTGAGGTCTGATTCCCTCCAGACACCGCCTTTCTTGGGCACCCACTCGAAAAACGTCTTGATAACCGTGTCTTTAAGCTCCCTGTACGACGACCTGATGCATACGGTACGGCAATTCTGGAGCATTTGCGCCTGGATGAACAGTTCCATGACCGCTGCGGCGGATTTCCCGCTCCGGAACGGCCCCACGATGAGTCTCACCCTCGCCGGGGACTCGTGGAACTCCTTCAGGGACTCCAGGCACTTGTATGGGATGTCTATTTTCGCCATTATTGCCAACGCAGCGCACGAACGCGCCAGTAATACTTGGTGCCTTCCACGAGGTTCCACGCATCGTAGGACGTGTCGGTGGTCAGTACGTCCACCTCCGGGGAGGAGAAGTCCGAGTTATCGTCCACCTGGATCTGGTATTGCACGACATTAGCCACAGCATTCCACGTGAACCTGACGGAAGTGGTTCCTACGAGCACTCCGGTTGCGGAGTCCGCTGGCGTAATGAGCACCGGAGCGCCCTGCTGCCACTCGTAGGCACCGATGTCCGGTGCAAGCCCGACGTATACCGTGTTCCCGGCGTAGTCCGTGGTCAGGCCCACATCCGTCCCGGCATCTATCGCCGGGGAGGAGGAGGTCAGGGTGAAGTCTGCGGAACCGGCGTCGGTGAAGAGGGGGTCTGCATTCTGGTCCG